GGTAGGAAGGATGATCTGCCAGAAGATAATAACAAAGCAATAACCAACCTACTAGATGATATATTTGCAACGGAGGAGGAAGCGTGTGACAGCTGTGCGATCTAATATTAAAGGTATGACAGTCTTCAATACAAAGCAGACTGATACTACCAAAGGACAGATGTTCTTTGGTCCTCCACTAGGAGTCCAGCGATACGATAAGTTTAAGTATCCTATATTTGACAAGTTAACACAGACACAGTTAGGTTTCTTTTGGAGACCAGAAGAAGTATCTTTACAGAAAGACAGGGCAGATTATCAAACACTCAACAAAGCACAGAAGCATATCTTTACAGCAAATCTTAAGTACCAGATCCTCTTGGACTCCGTACAAGGTCGTGCTCCTGGTATGGCTTTTGCACCATACTGTTCTTTACCTGAGTTAGAAGGTTGCATGAATATATGGCAGACTATGGAGATGATTCATAGTAGATCATATACACACATCATCAAGAATGTATATCCAGATCCATCAGAGGTCTTTGATACTATACTAGATGATGAGAAGATACTTGCACGTGCTGAGTCAGTCACTAAAGCATACGATGAGTTCATTAATATAGCAAATGAATATGGTCAGAGTAACAGTTGGAAATCTGACATGTATGATCATCCTAACTCAGAGTGGACACGTAAAGATTTAAAAAGACATCTCTATAGGGCAGTTGCTAATGTATACATTCTTGAAGGTATTCGCTTTTATGTCTCTTTCGCTTGCTCCTTTGCATTTGGTGAGCTTAAGTTACTTGAAGGATCAGCCAAAATCATCTCCCTTATTGCTCGTGATGAATCACAACACATGGCAGTCACGAATAATATATTAAACAAGTGGAAGGAAGGTGATGACCCAGAAATGATAGACATCATTAAGGAAGAAGAAGACTTTATTTACGAAATGTTTAAGTCTTGTGTCCAAGAAGAAAAAGAATGGGCAGAGTATCTCTTTAAGGATGGATCTATCATTGGTTTGAATGATAAATTACTACAGAACTATGTTGAGTGGACTGCTAATCGTAGGTTAAAATCTATAGGATTGAAACCTATCTTTGATGTACCACTTGCAAACAACCCACTACCTTGGACTGCACACTGGTTGTCTTCTAAAGGACTACAAGTAGCACCACAAGAGACAGAAGTAGAGTCTTATATGATAGGTAGTATTAAACAAGACGTTAAAAAAGACACATTCGCTGGATTTAAACTATGAAAATTATTGATAATGTTCTTCCAGAATCACTTGCTGATTTTGTTGAAGATATAACAACCAGATTTGAATTTCAATGGTCATATGTAGATGATTCCTCTGGAACTATTGAAGATGGAAAGAGAAAATTTCCTGCATTTGCTAAACCATTATATAATTATCACGATAGAAATCAAATTGTTGATAAAGATAATTTCATTAGGTTTGAACCAATTATACAAATTCTCGGTACGGTTGCTGAAATTTCAAAAGAGTCATATATAACAAGAGCACGATTTGGTATGCATATACCAGACTCTTCTTGGGATTCTTATCATGGTCCTCATATTGACCAACGTGATAAACATACAGTTGTATTATATTACGTAAATGATTCTAGTGGAGATACTTATTTCTTTGATGAAAAGTTAGAAGTTATAGATAGTGTGTCACCCAAGAAAAATAGACTCGTTGTATTTGAAGGAGGAACATCACATGCAAGCTCTTATCCGCAAAGCGGTCAGAGGATTACTCTCAACCTCAACTTCAATTCTCAAGGAAATTAATCATGGCAGCGAGTATAGAACCAGAACCACGAGACGAATCGTGGAGAGAGGAGTACCTCGGTATGAAAGCCCACGGCAAACTCAACAGAGAATTGCTGATGAATGGACCGAAGAGTCTTGCTCAGAGTTGGTTGATGCAAGCGATGCACAACGACTGGAGGAAGAAGAAAGGTATCAAAGACCCAGAACCTCCCAATTGTCAGTCAAGTCTCAAAGAGTTTTTCCAACAACAGAAAGACCAAGGGATATAATACCAGATCCATGGTTATAACTAATGGATTGGGATTTAGAATTAAAAAATCAAGAGCTAGAAAGTATGATTATTGTATACCAAGAACATATAGATCAGTTAGAGATAGAAAATGAAGTGTTAAAGACTCAAGTTGAGTTCTTAAAAGAACAACTTGAATATAAAACTATGGGATTACCTGAAGTATTACACAATGAATCCAAAAAACCATGATTTATGGGTAAATTATAAAGCAGTCGTTGCTGAAATTTTTCCAGATATAGAGTACGTTCAGCGTCATGCTGAATGGACTAATGATAAGGGTGTAAATCTGACAGCAGATTTATATTCTGGTGAATACTTTATTAAATCAAGACAGATAGAAATCTGGGATAATAAATCTTGCAATATTCATAACAATATAATATATCCTAAGACAGGAAGTAACCTTCCTTGTTTTGGTATGGATCTTATGGGTATGAATGATAAAAGAGTAGTCTTGGTATTTGATTTTCAACACCCAGTAGAAAATTATTTGTTCTCAACTGATAAATTACCAAAAGCAGAGGGAACTTATAGATTCTTTGAACCAGGGAATCATTTCTCTGAAAATATATACGTCAGATACTGTCTTCCTAGTGAGGTTGATGAACATCTACCTATGTTCAGAAAATATCTAGAATTTTATAAAGAAATGATAGAAGAACATAAACCAGTAGGTACTGACACTACACAATATAATGATTTTGATAAGTATATGATAAGACTAGACCCAATTTCAGGTTATTTGGCTAGTAGATTTGGTAAAGAAAAATCTGAAACATTGATAAAGGAATTCTTTTTTAGTTATGCCTAATCCAGCAATAGAAGAACTATCAAAACTTATACGTTCTGCATGGGAAAATTTTCCAGGCATAGAACCACTACCTGTCAAGCCAGAACTTGCTTCAGTTCATAGTAGTTTTGAAGATGAAGACTTATACATTAAAAATGAAATGTTTAAGTGTCATGGATTACGTAAGATACATTTAGAGACTGCAAAACTTGGTAAGTTAGAGATATTACACTCAGTATTTTGGCCAGATCCTAATTACAATCTACCTATCTTTGGAGTAGATCTTGTTGCTCCAACAAAAGATTTAATTACTGCTGCTATAGTTGATATAACACCAGTAAATGGTCTAGATTTACCTATATTTGATGACATTGCACAGGTAAGTAGTTACTATAATTTTTCTGGAAAAAGAAAACTTCCTGCTTGGGGTGAAATGTTCTCTCCTTACTGTAAATTTACTAGATTAGAGTCTGCAAAGGACATTAGTAAGTTTAATGAGGTGGTAGATCAGTACCTAGAAATATTTGTAGGATCAGTTTGGAATGAAGATGAAGATTTGGATGGAGCAGATGAGAGATACGATGGTCAGGTTGATTATTGCAAGGAACAGAAGTTAAATGATAAGACTAGAAATATATTAATTAAATTTTTTGGTAAGGAATGGGCTGACACATATATGAATGAGATACTATTCAGCGAACCATAAATAATGAGGAATAATATTATGATCAAGTGGTTAAGGAACGAGTTTACGAAAACCCCTGGATATATGAAGGTAAACCTTTCACTTCTGATGATATTGGCGACCAGTTCGGTTTTGTCTACAGGATTACTAATCTCCAGACAGGTCAACAGTACATCGGAAGAAAATATTTCTACCAGAAACGAAAACCTAAAGGTGGCAAGCGTAGGGTCACAAGTGAATCAGACTGGAAACGATACTACGGAAGCTCTGAAGACCTTAAACAAGACATTAGAAGAATGGGCAGAGAGAATTTCAAAAGAGAAATCCTCTCAACGCATTCCACCCCAGGTAGAGTCAATTATGAAGAAACTAGACAGCTCTTCGCAAGAGGAGTTCTAACTGAATCTTTAGAGGACGGAACACCTGCCTACTACAATTCAAACATACTCGGACGTTATTATAGAAAAGATTATTTTGAATCATGAGTGAAATAAAAATTGTTGATAAATTCATCAATCCTAGAGATCATGAAGAATTGCAAACAGTAATGCTACAAAGGGAATTCCCTTGGACAGTTGCACAGAAAACTGGTGACATGGACAGAGATGGTAAGTCCAAAGATCCATTAAACACCCAATTGAATCATTGGTTTGCTGATTATAGGAATATACATTACTCTCCATTTTTTAAATACGTTTTACCTATTGTAAATGAACAGAGAATTATAGCTATATCTAGAATCAAAGCAAATCTACAGTTGTGTACTGAAAAACCTATAAAATCTGATTACCATGTTGATCAATCTTTGAGATATGGAATTACTGAGATACCAGAACCACATCTTACTACCATAATTTATTATGTGAATACAAATAATGGGTATACAGAGTTTGAAACTGGTGAGAAGGTAGAGTCAGTTGCAAATCGTGCAGTAATATTTCCCAATTCATGTAGGCATAGAGGTGTTTCACAAACAGATACACACTATAGAATAGTTATAAACTTAAATTTATGTCTTAGTGCAGCTGCTCCACCAGAATTCCCAGGAGGTTAAATGTGTAACAATGTTAATTGCAAGATGCAAAGTATGTAATACAGAATTGATAAGTAGTAGTAAGGTTCAGTTCTGTGGATGTTCCAATCAGATGAGGATTGTGGATG